ATTTGCGGAACTTGTAAATTATTTGCCCTGTTGGGATTGGGGAATAGGAGCGCCCGAACTGTTTTTGAATGCCGTGCCCCTCTCTGCCATTGGACTGACCCGTCCGCCGCAGAGCTGGCAGTATCTTACCCCGGAACAGGCATCTATTTTGGAAAGGAGGTTCGCATGAAGATCATGCCCTTGACGCCATGCCAAAAGGCGCGCATCGGCTATTGGAAGGCATACAAAAGACTTGCGGAATTCCGCCGGGAGTATGCCGACTATGAGTGCTTGTGTTATATGCCGTGGAGGCACGAGCTACGCAGCGCGCCCCTGACCGGAAAAAAATATCATCTTGGAGAGCTGGCGCTCGCCGCAAAGCATGCTCATTTGATTTTGGATGCTTGGGAAAAGAGGCAAATCCTTAGGAAAGGAAGCCGGCAAGAAGATTGAATCCTGTGGATGAACTATACCCTCCAACTGACGCTTTTTTAATTATGGAATTCATCAATATCCCAACAGCCTTGTTTTCCAGCCCCGAATATATCGGGGCGGAACCCATACAGCGCGCCACCTGGATCTCTCTGCTGGCCTGGTGCTGCGAACAGGAAAACGGCGGCATCATTGAGGGCTGCCGCTCCTGGGGCATGCGCCGCTGGATGCAGACCTGCGGCGTGACGGATCAGGAAATCAGCGTGGAAAACGAACTCTACCACTTTGACGGCGACAATCTCGTCGTATTCGGCTATCCGCATGAAATTCAGGCCAGCGTGCAAACGCGCCGGAAGACCGCCCGTGAAAATGGAAAACTTGGGGGGAGACCCAGGAAAACCGACATTGGAACCAGTGTAGAAACCGAAAAGGAAACCCACGAAAAACCAACGTCAGTTATTTCCGAAAACCCAGAAGAAACCCAGTCGGTTTTTTTTAATAACCCAGACATAACCCATGAAGAAACCGTAAGGAAGGAAGGGAAGGAAGGAATTCACCCCCTTACCCCCTCTCCATGCACCGTGGAGGAAGTCGAAGCTCATTTGCAGGCCGCGGCTTTTGCGGGGCGTGTGCGTTTGGCTCCCGACCAGATACCGGACTGCGCCACGGCCTACTGGGGAAGCAGGGACGCCGTCAACTGGACCCGCAACGGCATCCCCGTGACCAAATGGCAATCCGACGCCATCAGCTTCGCCACCAGCTACGCCCTCAACCATCCGCCGCCTCCTGAAAACGGAGACCCCTATTCGAACCTTCAGGAACTCTAACCCCCAACAACTTCAACAACATGATCGACTCGCAGACACTCATTGACGCCGAAAAACTGGTGCTCTCCCAGGCAATGGACGGCGCCCAGGCATTGGCGGACCTCCGGGACAAGGGCATCAACCGCCAGACATTCAGCCTCCCGGCGCACCAGCAAATCTGGACGGCCCTGGAAACCGTCGCCGGCACGGGAGGAACCGTGGACGCCCTCACCGTCATCGCCCGCCTTGAAGCCCAGGGCCAGCTTGACGCCGTGGGAGGACACGCCGGAGTCGTGGAAACGGCCACCTACGGAGCCCTTGCCCGGTACAAAACCGCCGCCGCCCTGGAAATGGTCACGGAAGCCGCCAAAAAACATGCGCTGCTCGCGTTTGCCTCCCGGATGGCGGAAGCTGCCGGCGATCAGCTCAAAAGCGCGGAAGAAGCCCTTGATGAAGCCGAGCGCGGCATGTCCGCCCTGCGGGACCGGTGCGGCGTCCGCCAGACCGAAACCATCCGCGGGGCCGTGGGAGCCATCATTGAAAACCTGCAATGGCGCATGAACAACCCCGGAGCCATCAAAGGGATCTCCTCCGGATACCGCCGCCTGGACCTGACCCTGGACGGCCTGCAGCCCGGCGCCATGATCGTGCTTGCCGCCCGGCCCGGAGTCGGGAAAACCGCCGCCCTGGTCAACATCCTCACCAACATCTGCCTTGAGGGAACCCCCGTGGGCATGTTCAGCCTGGAAATGCCGAAATCCCAGCTCCTGGAACGTGTCCTCTACGGCATGGCCGGCATCAACTCCGACGACATCCGCCGCGGCAAGCCGATGACGGTCGGACAGCAGCAGCATTTCACGGCCGCCGTCAGGAAAATCACGGCCGCTCCGCTGCACATCGACGACGAAAGCTCCCTCACCATTGACAGCATCAGAGCCCGGGGCCGCCGGATGGTCCGGGAACACGGCGTCAAATGCATCGGCGTGGACTACCTGCAGCTGGTGCGCTCCACGACCCAGCAGGCCCGGGGAAGCCGGGAACGGGAAGTCTCGGAAATCTCCGCCGGCCTCAAATCCCTGGCCAAGGAACTCAATATTCCCGTCCTGGTGCTGGCCCAGCTCAACCGCGACGTGGAAAAAAGAGCCGGGAACGCCCAGGGCAAACCGGTCGTTTCCGACCTGCGCGACTCCGGATCCATTGAGCAGGACGCCGACCAGATCATCATGATCCACCGCCCCTACATGTACAAGCCCGACAAGCACGACCCCACGGAAGCGCAGTGGATCATCGGCAAAAACCGCTTCGGACGGCTGGGGCGTATTCAATTCCGCTGGACCGCGGAACTCACAAAATACGAGGAAGAACAGAATTATCCCGTCACCAACAAATGAGACCCCCCAAACCATCCCTGCGAAAAAACAAGCCGACGCGGCGAGGAAAGCCCGGATCCTACAAACTGCGCTTAACGCTTCTGGTGGATCCCAGAAAGAAAGGCAAACTTGTCGAGCTGGGACTTGGTACTAACGACAGACAGGAAGCCGAAGAACGCGCCAACAGCATTATCAATGCTCTGGAATCCGCCGGACTCTACCGTCTTCCCGCCGTCCGCATTCTGGAACATCACGTAGCCCAATTTGGCAAGATTGAACCTCCCCCCTTTGAACATCCAGAATTGCCTCTATGGTAACACCCCTGGAAAAATTCCTGGCAAAACATCCCACACCCTCCGGCATGGATTCAAAGGAATGGGCTGCTCTGAACGCTGCCATGAAGGAAAACAAGTTTTTCTCTTCCAAGGTGGAGAATATCAGATTGCTGGAACGGCTGCACAGGTTGATTAAGAATTATCTGACAGGAGAAAAGGAGACTTTACCCAATGGGGAAACGGTTATCAAGGTAGGAAGCGCCGCGGACTTTTCCAACCAGGCACTTCAATGGCTCCAAACCGAGGGGCTTGTTCCACCGGACGCCGAAGGCCCGAAGTATCACAACGATATTAAAAACATCGGTGCTCTGGCCCGTCTGAAGCTCATTTTCAAGACCAACGTCCGGCAAAGCATTGGGGCTGCTCAATGGGAGGCATCCATGAAACCAGCCAATCTCAAAGCATGGCCTGCTTTCCGGTTCATCCGCTTTCCGGGAGCCAAGACAAAGCGGCTTGTTCATGTCGTCAACGAAGATGCTGTCCGGCTTAAAACCGACTTTACTTTTTGGGCAGACGAAATGAACGCCGCCAGCCTCGGGGGCTTTGAGGTCCCCTGGCCGCCGTTCGGCTTCAACTCCTACATGGATCAGGAGCCTGTTTCCCGGGAAGAATGCGAACGGCTGGGACTACTCAAACCCGGGGAGCCGTTGAAGCGTCCAAGGGGTGCGGAGCGCTTCGGGATTGACCTGATTGAACGGTACGGGTACGGCAAGAAGGCCAGTACGGCGAAGTTGCCGGAGGAACTGAAGGCCAAATTGAAAAAGGTCTATGAAGACCGCTGGGGAGTCAAACAGGACAAATCTGATGAGGTTGTCTTTCCCTCACAGGAAGTGGCGAAAAAGGCCAGGGAAACGGCGGAGAAAGTCATCAAGGTTCCCTCTGCTCCCATTCCTGCGCCAGTCTCAGCCGTCACGCACACGGTCAGCCTGGGAGATGTCCCCAAGGTGAAGATGCCTGCCCCGTTGACGGATAAGGAAGCTGATGACCTTTTGCGAAGCGTTACCGGGGAAGTGTGGGCAAAGGCATCCAGACTGGAAAAGAACGCTTTGTTTTCCTACACCGGAAATGGATATGCCCGCATCAACAACGATTTGAGGAAGGGGAAGTCCAACGCCAAGGCGAAACAGATCGCCAAAGTCATTGACAGATGCAAAGTGCCTCAAGACATGGTTGTTTTCCGTGGCTGTGGGGTTTACAAGGAATTGAAAGACGCTTTGAACTGGAAAGGAGAAGAAATAACAGACGAGCTGGTTGATATGCTCAATCTCTCCGTAGTGGGAAACCCTCTCAAAGACGAAGGTTTCATGTCTGCTGCCGTAGCGGAGGGGAAAGGATTCATGAACCGTCCCGTGTTGTTCAGAATTCTCCTGAAGAAGAAAACCCGTGCCATTTATGCAGAGCCCTTTTCCAGATTCGGGGCAGGGGCCGGTAAGGACTGGGACGGCCTTAGCCCGCAAACCTATTTTAGCAGTGAAGATGAAATCATCATCCAGAAGGGAGGAACCCTCAAATTTCTCCAATTCCATAATCAGAACGGGAAATTGATCATTGACTGTGAATTGATACAATAATGATATGAAAGAAGAAACATCACCAGCGCACAAGAGAATTTGGGAGTCTGATTTCAAAGGATGCAAAACATCCCACCCTCTCCTGATGAAATGCCTTTTGTGCTCCAAGAAGAAGCTCAACCCGGGTAGTATGGAATGTAGCGCTTATGAGCGTAAACCTGATAGTATCCTCTACGATAACGCGGACTGCCCCAGCTTTGAACGCTGTATTGACGCGGAAGGGCTGCGCTGGATTGAAGGATATGTGAAACTCTCCGGAAAGGCGTACGTTCCCCGCCAGGACGATATACCTCCGGCAGGGTGGGAAAAAATCAACAAGGAGTATGCGAAATGAAGAAAGAGAGGACCGGGAAGAAGGGAAATGTTTCCAGGTATAGCGCTGCCCTCTCTGAACGCATTTGCGGTCATATACGTTGCGGGGATAGTCTGAGGAAGGCTGCCGAAAAGGAAGGCATTCCCCATCCCACGGTGATGAATTGGGCCAGAGAGAACGCGGATTTTGCAAACCAATACGCGCGCGCGTGCGAGGAACGGCTTGCCGCCCTAGAAGACAAGTTGCTTGACCTTGTGGAGAAAGGGCATGAAGTGGCCCCACGTGCCGAAATAGGGGGAACCATGTTGCAGGCGGTCAAGTTGGAAATAGACACACTCAAATGGATGCTTGCCAAGCTGATGCCGAAGAAGTACGGAGACCGTGCGGCGTTGGCTCTGGAAGGTGGAGAAAAAAACGTAGAGGTGACCCATAAACTTCCAGCAGAAGCAATCGTTCCGTTAGTGACAGCCTTGAGAGAAATATGGTCCGAAGAGGAAGAAAGCTAGGGGCTCCGGTCAGGCCGGAAGACTCTCCCGTCATCTTTGCCGCCCTGATTCTGGGGGAAACAGGGCTGTACAAATGGCAGATGCGGGCCCTTGAAAGGGCTGCCCGGGGAAAGCGGGTTGCCCTGCGCGCTGCTAATGGTTCCGGCAAGACGGACAAGGTAATTGGTATCCTTGCCCTATGGTTTCTCTGGCGCTACCCCCGTGGGCGTATGCCTATTACGTCCGGCTCATGGCGCCAGGTAAAAAACCAGCTCTGGCCTGCCCTGGAACGGCACCGGAACAACCCATCCCTTGCGGGCTGGAAATGGCTCAAGAATTGCCGCGTGGAAACGCCGGAAGGGGGATTCATCGAAGGCTTTTCCACCAACCACGCCGGGAAGGCGGAAGGCTGGCACGGGCGTGTGACGGACGAATTCAAGGATGAGCGGAAGGAACAGGATGAGGAAGACCCCCGCAGCGAGAAGAAAGCCCGTCTGTTTGACGTTGACGAGTTTACCGGAGATGATCCTTCCTCCCCCGTGTTTTTCGTGGTGGACGAGGCAAAGACGGTTCCAGATGAAATCTTTGACGCCATTGAACGATGTACGCTTCAATTCTGCATCTACCTTTCATCCCCAGGCAAGCCGGAAGGGCAATTTTATCGCTGTTTCCACGAGGAAAAAGACCTCTTCTGTCCGATGGTGGTAACGGCCTTTGATTGCCCCCATATCTCCCAGGAGCGCATTGACCGCATTCTGGCCCGTGTGGGGGGTAATGAGGATGATTCCTATTTCCGTTCCGTCGTGCTGGCGGAATTCACGCTGGAAGGAGATTTGTACATCATTGACCCTGGAAAACTGGAATGGGGTCAGCGGCAGCCCTACGAGCCGCGCAGGGGGCGCCCCGTGGCCTTCCTGGACATTGCCGCGGGCGGGGATGAAACAGTCCTTGCCATCTGCGACGGAAACGAAGCCTGGATTGAATACGCGGAACGACAGCGGGACACGGTGCAGAGTGTCCGCAAGTGCATTGCCACCCTCAAGGGGCTGGGCATTGCGGATTGTGATTTGTGGGTGGACGCTCCGGGCATGGGCCTGGCTGTCATCAGCGATTTTAATGAATCAGGTTGGTATCCGAATGAGTTCTTTGGGAACAACCCTCCGGAAGACCGCGACCGCTACATCAATCTCTCGGCGGAATGCTGGAATGACGCCGGACTGGAACTCATGACCGGGCGAGTGCATATCAGGTCCAGGCGGCCGGACAAGACGCTTTTCGTGCAGTTGACTACCCGGAAGAAAGAATATGCGGACGATTCCAGGCTCAGGAACGAGAAGAAGGAGAAAATGAAGGCTCGCAACCTGTCTTCTCCTGATCGCGCGGACGCCTTGCTGGGGGCTATATGGGCTTCCTTTCGTGGATCTTCCGGAGTTTGGACAGGAGAGGGCAACAGGCCTATTGTGGGCAAGAGTCAGCACGCCGTCAAACATACGGGGAAATTTTATCCCATTTAGGACTGTTCGTAGCCCATTTTGACATTGTTGTACCCTCCCTCACGTTGGGGCGATAATGCGTGCATGAGGCAAGCCGCCAACTACAACGTACACGCCACGGAATCCCTGCCGCAGTCTCTTGCGCTGCATTTTATTTCTCCTTCCGGTGAGGATATGGACATCAGCGGCATGACGCTACGCGGCGCGGTGGTACAGGATGGGGTGATCATGCTGGACTGTGCCGTTACGGGGGTGAGTACGGCATTGGTGACATGGCCGAGGCTGGCCGCCGGATGCGGCGCATATGATATTTTTCTGACCGACGCATCGGGCAAAGAATACCCCTTGTTGAAGGGAGCCGTGCATGTAATGTCCCGCGTTACGCCTCCGGACGGAACGAATGAGGCCGCGGCCGTGGCCGGTGCTCTTGATGTCTCCATCCCCGAAACGGAAGACGGCTCCGTGACCATTGTGGAAAACCCGTCCATTGTGGTCGAGGAACTTGTACGACAGGCCGAAGCGGCCCGGGATGAAGCAGAGCAGCTTGTGGGAACGCTGGAAGAACAGGTGGAAAGCGGGGAATTGGTCAATGAGGCTGTAGCAAATAAATTGCCGGGAGCTCTCAAGGAGGCGGGCGTGGAATTGGCCGCGGCAACCGGGCAATCCACCTTGTCCAGCGGAGACGCCTCCGACACCTGGACCATCGTCGGAGGCTACGCGTTCACGTGGGGAGACGAGATTCTGGCCGGGCATCTGCCCGACAGCTGCC